TTAATAAAATTCTTTGCATATTTAAAGGCTTCGTGTTTTGGATCTATGCTACAACCAACAGTCATTGCAAAGTTTAAAGCGGTAGGCGAACTCCAGTAACTAAGATTGCTCTGAGTGTGTTGATGCCCAGCTACGAATGACATTCCTAATTCTTTTGATGAAGCTAGTACACTTGATTTAAAATGGTGTGTAAAAAACACTTTGGTTTTATTAGGCAAAGTAATTATTAACTTATCGTGCCAAGTCCAGTTCCACGATTTCTCTATACCAAGAATATCATTTAAATCTCTTATAAAAGACTCAGGCATATTTGCTTTCTCAGCCATTCTTTGAATTCTAATATCGTGATTACCATTTAATATTTGCATAGGCACTGGAAACAACTTTCTCAATTTAAAAATATGTTGCTTAGCATTATCAATTTCATATTTTATATTAGGCAATTCGGCTGAATGAGAATGGAAACTTATTGAGTGAAAATCGACTAAGTCACCAATATGAATTACGCTAGAAAATTTTATGTGATCTTTTATTTTTTTAACCCACTCAAAGTATTGTGGGTGTTGATAAGGAAAATGTGTATCTGAGAGAATAAGCACTCTCTGATTTTTGGTCATATATTAACCCTCTATTATAAAATAGTAACTATATCTATTAGTGATTTAACACTATCAGCAAAGACAAAGATAAACATAGCGCATAGTATGCCTATAACTTTCCATATGCTTTCTATACTCTTCTCAATTTTCTGCACCGAGTTTTGTAAGTGAGTAAGATGATTTGACTCTATCGTTTCGATCCGAGCCTCTAGGCGTATAAGAGTTTCGCTATTCTTTTGGCTCTGACTGGGCATTAGCTTCTTCTTTTAATTCAAATTTAAGGATTGCTGTATTAGCACCCTCTATTGTGTTAAGCCGATCAGTTTCTAGTAGAAGTTTTGATCTTTCTTGACTGACATATTGCAGTTGTGCGAAAGCTATCTTACCTTTGTCAGATAATTTAGTTTCGTCATATTCTTTATTATCAAGTGTAAACATATTAACTCTCCAATGCTGTTATTCTTGCTTCTAACTCTTGTATAGTTTTTATTGCGTGTGCTAGTATTGCTGTAGTGTTAAGGGCTTTTCCCTTGTCTCCCATTTCTTTAACATCGCCAACTATATGTCCATCAGGAATTGTATCTCCATCTTCATAAAAAGTGGTAGCAATATAATCATTACCAACAACTGCATCAGGTAGGACTGTTGCTACTTCTTGTGCAATAAAACCAGCTATGTTTGAACCAGCAGAAGTTTGTTTCCAATCAAATTGTCTTGGCTTTAATGATTTAATGATGTCGGTTGATGTTCCTAAATCAGTAATGTTTTTCTTTAAATTTTCATCTGATGTATCGTTTAAGTTACCACTTACAACTCCATTATTAGCCACTGTTAAAGCTGTAGCTGGAGCTCCATTATCTGATACATTTAATAGCATTTCTCCTTTTCTTGATGCTTGGTCACCTGATGGTTGTTGCATAACAATACTTGCCATTGATTGGTGATCTGAACTTGAGTCTGTAGAAAAAAATATTTCTGCTTTACCAGTTACGCTTGAACCACAAGATTGATACAAATCCATAGTTGCATTACCATTACTTGCACCAGTAATACCAAGCTCACCAAATGTAGCCACAGTTCCACCAATCAACACTTTACCATCATTCTTTATTCTCATTCTTTCAGTATTACCATTAGTTTGAAATACTAATGATCTATTATTGTGAGCTGATAGAATTAGGTCTGATAAAGAGCCTGTACCTGAAATAATTTCAGCATTTAAATCTGTATTATTCCTATCATAAAATTGAATTTTACTAACAGCATCATCTTCTGAGGTACTGTTGGAGTCAGATATTCTAATAATAGGTGCTGTTCCCTCAACGTGTAAAGTAGTTTGTGGACTTGAAGTTCCTATTCCAACTGTTCCATTTTTTGTAATTCTCATTCTTTCAGTGTTAGTTCTTTCACCATCGTTAGTTGTATAGAAAACTAATCTACCAGGAGTATCATCTGTACCTGGAGTACCATCAATAACGCCCTCAATACCTGCTACGTTATTGTTATAGTCAGTTGCATTACCATCATCAGCTTTCCAAAATATACCACCAACTGAATCACCATCATTTACAATAGTTTGACTACCTACTGTGGTATTTCTTGATTTAATAAAATGTAATTGACTAGATCCTGAATCATTGGCAAAACTAGAAATTGTAGCACCACCATTTTGTACTTGGAATTTATTACTGCCAATGCTTGATCCTGTTCCACCACCAACATAAATTCTATCATTTCCTGCATCTACAAAAAATTGATGGGTATTACCATTAGATTCAACTCTGAAATCTATATTAGCACTTGATTCATTTAATACAGTTTCACTTGTAGCAATATCTAATCTACCAGTAGCACCTATGCTTTCAACTTTATCTGATGTTGCACCAATCGTTAAGACTTCTACCCAAGCGTCATTATCTTTGTTTCTCATATACAGCTTGTTATCATCTGAATCAAACCACCATTGATTGGCAAAAGTTGTACTTGGTGCTGAGTTTCCTGCTGAATTTGTAGCCAATGCCTGTAGCGAGGTATTTAGCTCTGTCCTTGTGTTTGGAAAGGTCTGATTGGAAATTGTGAAATCTGCTTGTGTCATTTATATTCTCCTATTGTCCTTATAAATTATTTGTTTTGTTTTGGCAAATTAAATGGCTCTGCCTTGCCCTGTTGCAACATAATCAAAAGTTACATCTTGTGCCGCACCACCTGCATTAGTAAAGGTTACACTAAATCCTGTTGCTGATTTACTTGTAACTGCTGTCTGTATATTCTGTGCCGCATTTTGTGCCATAATAATTACACTAGGCTCTGCAAAGAAAGCATTACTAAATGTAATAGCTTTAGTTCCTGCACCACTTGCTATATTCTGTTCTTTTTCAGTACGATCAGTCATAAACAATTTGACTTGGCAATTGTTTACTTGAGGTGTTGCTGATGAAACATTACTTGTTAGTTCAATTTTAAATCTTGCATATCTAAAAGCATAGTTACCATCTTGAAATGGTCTAAATGCTGTAAAGGTAGAATTATCATCACTTGTGGCAATGAATAATTTAGCATCCATATCTACTGTTGAAGCCGCACCATCAAATAATCCTGCAACATCATCAAAGTTACCAGCCATAGAATCAAAGTTGTTAATGTAATCTAAGTAATCAATATTTAAAAAACTAGATACTCTACCTTGATATTTTGCACCTAAAGAAATTTGATTTGCAAAGGTATATGTACCACTTGAAACTACTCCTGTTCCTTGATCAAACAATCCTGTAGCATCGTCAAAGTTACCACTATAACTGTCAAAATTTCCTGAAGAGTCTAATTTTAAAATATTATCTACCGCTACTGTATTACTGTGTGTACCACTAAAAGCAGTTTCTTCAGTAATAGTAGAAGCTAATGTTTGTCCTTGAAACTCTGATATAGTTCCAATAACCGCTAATGCGTTAGTAGATTCGTGTCCTAATAAATCAAAAGCCTTAATATAGTATATACCTGCTTTAGCAGGAACTATCACTGAGTTTGCAGGTGGACTTACTTTTTCAACTAATACTGTTGTATTTTGATAAGTATGAGTTGTATCAGGGCTAAAACGAATATGATAATATGCTAAGTCTAAATCAGCACTTGGTGTCCAAGTAAGTACCGCAGTTTGATCTTGATAATCTATTGCAAAATTAGTTACATCAGCAGGTGGATCACTAAAACCTATAACAAAGTGATCTTGTGCTACAAAAGCTGACTTATAATTTAATGAGTTTATTGCTCTAGCCTTTACATTATAAGTAACACCACTTTCAACTGGTATTTCCCTAACTGTGCTAGAAGATATACCTGCTGACTTATAAATTGAAGCGGTACTTTTCTTATAAACAACTTCATATTTATCTACAAAGAAGTCAGGCGTATTTCTTAAAGTAACAGTCATTATTACATTTAAATTACCCTCAGTTACATTTACTGCTTCACTTGTTACTGAAGTGATAACTGGTGCATTTACAGTTTTAGGATCAGGCAAAAATGTAGTTGGTTGATTAGGTGTTTTTAATTTAGTATTGTAAGTATAAGCGTCAGCAGAATATTCTAAACCCTTGACGCCTACTGTTCCGTTAGACTGCAAAGTGATACCCATACAAATAAAATTACTTGCACTAAAACCCATACCGCTATGTGTTACTTGAAATATATCTCCGACTATTAATTCTTGTGCTTCTGAGGTTGCATTGAAACTAATCTGTAATCCTGCTCTTGATCTTTTTAAAACTAACTCAGCCATATCTTCTGCCTGATATGGACTAACAGTACAAGGCATAGACATCTCAAAATGCAATTCTTCATTATTATCATTAGCTAACATAGTTGCATATTTAAAATCTGCACCGACATTAGTTTCATCACTAGGTGGATAGATCGCTTCATCAGGTTGAAAGTTTTTTTCTGAATTATCAAATCTTGCAATCACTCTATTATATTTTTTTTGTTTGTTTTCTCCTTGAACTTTAATACCACCAATAATCATATCTTCTGTAATAGTTAAAACACTAGAGCCTGTTCCCTCTACTTTAATTGTGTAAAGACCACCACTAAAAGTAAAAAATGACCGCATAGAAGATAATATTTTTTTAACATTATCAATTAATTTAGTCTTATTACCTAAAGCAGTATGACATTCAAATAAGGCTTCTGTACTTGCACCTGAAAAAGGTGTAACAGAAGTATTACAAACTCCTGCGGCTGTAGTAAATGCAGTCGTATTTATATCACTTGCAGATAAACCTTTGCCATAGCGAGTAGAAGTTAAGTAATCATATAAAATTAAAGCAGGATTAGCTGAGTAAGCATAACTTGATCCACTTAAATTAGTGTTAATTAATTTACCTCTTATAACAAAGTTAATCTTTGGTATGCCATTAAATGCGTCTGAATTATATTTAAACTTAAATACTGCGTGTGCTATGCCTTTACCATTGTGCGAAGAAGTCCAACCTAATGAATTTAATTCAGACATCCCTGTTAAAGCTGTAGAATTTAAACCATCATCTGTGCCATTAAAGAAAGCAAAGTTAGTTAGATAGTGTGTAGTCTCAACACCCTCTTCTTCTTCTGTCTGTGCATAAACAGGGTGGTCAGTTTCTATACTTAAATTAGAAGTATTGGTTGGGACTGAGGTACTTGCACTTGCCAAGCTAGAAATAGTCTGTGCTGTGCCAAAAGTTGAATCTGATCCTGTATATGTAGCATAAAGAGTATCGTCTATGTATAACTCAGTAAATCTTGCAACTTGTCCCTCACACATAGATAATACTACATATAAGAATTGATTATCAGATGAAGTTCCTAAAAAAACAATGTTACCACCTAATCTTCTTGTGCCATAAACGACAGGCAATGGATCATTAGAGTTTCTTTTATTGATTAATATTCCATCACCTTGAAGCATTTTTTCAAAATCAGGTAAATCAGGTATATCAGGTATTAACCAACCAAATAGAAAATCACCTACTTCTTCAACAACATCTATTATAACATCAACAACATCTTCTACTACATCTATAATGTCATCAATAATATCACTTATAAAACCCATTTATACTCCATTAGCAAAAGTGCTACCTATTCTTCTAAAATTTAATTTGTTATAGAGTTGATCTTTTCTATCAACATCGTTTCCGTCTAATGTTCCCACCATACAAGGGATTAATTTTTTTTCAGCTATGTTGTTAAAACCTTTGAGTAACAAACTAGCATTTTTAAATGATCTGTGTTCAGGTGATACATAACAAAAGGCATCGCCTAAATATTGATTTTCAGAAAACCACCATCTTCTAACTTGACCACCTATCGCACCAATTATTTTTTTATTGTATTTTATAACTAAACATAACTCATCTAAAATTATTGGCTTAATAAATCTAACCATTAGGTTTTTATTGTATTGCGGGTATAGAGTTGTGGATTCCTCGTGCATACAAATTAAAAAATTAATTAATTCTGCAATATCTTTATCTTTAGCTTTAGTTAAAATATAATCACTGTTCGTCATTTACTTTACCCCATTCAATATCTACCATTAAAGAGTTTGAAAATTCAAAAAACTTATCACCACTAAATATTTGTTGTTGTGAATTGTTATTAGTTCTTCTGCCTCTTTTCATTTCAAAGTTAGCCCAATGATTAGCAACTGTAATAGATATTCTACTTGAAGTTGTTGTATCATTAATGCTGTACCCTGATATGTAACCTAAAAATATTGTATAGGGATTAGTGACCAATGCACCTGCGTCTGTTAAATAACCTCTAATAATCTCAACAGGGCGGTGTATATGTTCGTTGTTTAATAATAAACTTATAAATGTTTGACTAGCACCCTCAATGTCAAAAGTAACATTGCTCGTTGCTATTTGACTTGATTCTGTAATAGTCGGTATTTTTAATAAGGTAGCGTTAGCTGTGTAAGTATTGCCATCATAAACAATATCAAAATAAGCTGTCGTTCTATAATAAATCGTACTACCGATAGTAAACTTAATTAAATGTATCTGATCTAAATGATCAGTAGCTAATTCTGTTTTAAGGGTCGAGTGTAAACCTCTTGACATTATATAACCTCAATAAAATCTAATTCGTATCTGTATAAAGCGTCTTGTCCAATTACAAACTCTTGAATATCATTTTTCAATGCAACTGTAAATGGAACACTATCATAAGTAACTGCTGAGTCATCAGCTAGTGCAGTTGTTAATGGTGGCTCTATCGTTACTGTTGCCGCATTACTAGATGATGTAACATCAGACACAACCATATAAACTTTAGAATGATTGGCAAACTTAATAAAATCACCAGCTTTAAATCGACCATCACCATCACCAGCAAATGCGTCCATAGCAATAGTCGTATCGCCAACAGCGTGTACTCCGTTCACTAATACTGATCCTGTTTCTGTTCCCAGTGAATCATCTATGATTGGTGGCGTATAAGTAAATGATTCTTTACGCCCTCTCTGTGCAGTAATAAACGCAAATATAGGCGAGAAACTTGCTCTAGTCATTGGTGGAAATGATACAGTCATTTCCCATCTTTGATTTTGTAATTGTCTAGATTGTCTGCGACCATTAATGGCTGTTGAAACAATAGTTGTTTGATTACTCTTAATATTAATACCATTAGATATTGGACTTGTAGGAAATGCACCACTCATACTAGAGCCGCCTGACCTTTGTTATTCAAAGCTGAATTAATCATATTTACAATCTGTCCTCGTCTTGTATCTAGTAACGCACCAAATGATGAAGCGTCTACTGTAGTTATATTAAAGTTTACTGTTGCACCGCCACCACCAAGTTGATGGTTAGGTGTAACTGTTCCTGCGGTGTTAGGTGTAAATAATTCTGGACCTTTTTCTCCAACTAGGAATGGACTGTTAGGTAATCTAGATCCACCAAATTGTGCAGGTGGTTGTTGTGAGGCTATTGTTGCAATTTGCATAGCACCCATAGCACCTATTGCTATTGCTAATGGTATTCCCACAGGACCAAGTTTTAACGCACCTGTAATACCTGTTGCAGTATTCATTATGGCTTCACCAATGTTTAATGCTTGATTTAATCTAAACATTTTTTTACTGTGTTTAGAGCCTTCTTCTAATGCTGATCTGAAACCCTCTTTAGTTAATTTCTGTCTTTGCTCTTGAGACATATCTTCAAAATCTATTTCTTTAAATTTAATATCTTTAAAGTTAGATAAATTTCTTTCAAATGTCTGTGCTTTTCTTGCTTCGTCCTGTTCTTGTTTCTTAGTTGTTTCAGCTAATAATTGATCGAATGTTTGTATTTTTTCTCCTGCTATCTGACAAGCGTTTCCAATATCAGTATAGCCTAATGCTATAGTATTTAATGACTCACTTACTTCTTCATTAGTTGCAATGGTTTCGTGTTGTCTTAATCTAAACTGTTCTTGTTGGTGAGCATAAAATTCAGTTGAATCACCTAATTCATCAAAACCTTTCATCAAGCCATCAACAGTTTTATTAACTGCTAAAAAAGTGACTCCTAATGCTGTTGCTATTGCACCTACCGCTAAAAAATTACCATAAGATAATTGTAATGCAGTTGCTAATAAAACTACGCCTCTATAAAGTTCTAAAACAGACTTAGCAATAGCAACAAATACAGCTACCAATTTTAGTGCAATTATCGCTGAAAATATTTTAGCTACATTATCTGCATTTCTTGATAAGAAACCCATTGAATCTTCAATAGCTTTAACTGCGTTTGCTAATCCTACTCCAATCGAAACAGCGATAGCATTAATCTTACCTTCGTTTTTTTCTAAGTTCTTATTTAGATCGCCAAATATTCTTTTTAGTTCTTCAAAGAAAGTTTGGTTAATAGTTTGTTTAAACTTAAATACTTTATCCTGTATCATTGATACAGTACCTGCAAATGTATTGGCTAGTGCGTCTGTTGCACCTCCAAATCTTCCACCTGCTCCAAATACTTCTTCAAATTTCTTGATAGTTTCTTCAACAGATACAGTTGCACCTTGTTGGAATCCAAGCATATCTCGGACACCTTTTTCTCTAAATACATCTGCGGCGGCAATACCACCACTAAAGGCTCTTTGAATTTGACTAGCAGTAGTTTGAAAATCTAATCCTGTTACTGCGGCAACATTACCTGTAATTTTTAATATTTCAGATAATTCGTTTGCGTCTTTTGCAACGACAGCTAAGTTACCAGAAGCGGCACTTATTTCTTCTAAACTAAATGGTACTTTAGCGGCAAATGTAGTTAATGAATCAAATGCTTTTGTTCCCTCTTCGACAGTACCAAATAAAAACTTAAATCTTACTTGTAGGCTTTCAATCTCTTTACCTGTATTTACTAGATTTCTTATTACTAAACCTGCACCCAAACCAATAAAAGCATTTCTAAGATTGAATACTGATTTTTTTAAACCATCTAAATTCTTCTTTGCTAATGCAATAGCTTGTCTAGTTTTATCCTGTGCTACTATATCAATTTTAACTTTTTTAGTCATCTATCTCCTAGATCGTGATTTAGCTTTCGCCATATTAATTTGTTGCTGTTCTTTTTTGTTTTTATCTTCTAAGAACACAATCCAAGCCAAAAAATCTTCTACTGAAAATTCTCTTACTTGTTGAATAGGTATTTTAAGGTAATCAGCTAATTGTATTATTGCTGAAAAGTCGTGATCGTAATCTATTTTTTTTTAATGTCTTTTTTTTCAGGTGTTTCCATTAACCAAGTTGCTACTTCTGATAATGTATCAGGATCAGCAGATAACATTAGTTTAGGCTTGTCTGCTAAATCAAACATATTTTCGCCTTTTTCATTTAAAGCTAATTCAATTAAAGCGTATGCCAGACCTTCGATTGCGTCAGCTTCCATTCTTTTAAACAACTTACCTTTTTGTTTTAGGTTTATTGGTTGTTTATAAAATGTTAATTCTGGCCACTTTGCAAAAGATTTACTTTCGCCTTGATCTAAAGATTTAAAATGGTCTGTAATTATATCTATTGCTGACATACACTTTTTTTATCCTAATTTGGATTAATTGTCAAATTATACTGTACCTCTAGTGATAGCACCATTTATCTGACAAGAAATTGATAGTCTAATTATATCATCCATAGTTACTGCAACTGAGTTTCCTGTTACGATTGCTGGTACTGTGTAAAAATAATCTCCACTTGTAGCACCCTCTGGGTAAAGTAGCAAAGTCACTCCTGTTGCTTCTTGTAGAACAATCTGACCATTAGTGTCAGTTTCGTCCCACATACATTCAACTGTTACTGTTCCACTTTTTCTGCTTACTTCGTATGTTTTATTTGTGTCAGACAGTTGAGTTGATTCGATTACATCTGCTGTTGTCTCCATAGTGAAAGCTGTTACTTCCGCTACTGTGTTAGATGCTATTTTTACAACTCCTGCTGAGCCTGTATGTACTGCCATTATTCTTCTCCTTCTTCTGTATTAAAAGATTTAGTTGTTGATTTTTTTTTGGGTTTTGCAGATTGATCTGACCAACCTTGTTGTGTCATTTCTTCTACTTGGTGATCCCATACCTCAATAGTATCTCCGTCTTTATTTTGGAGTTTTATTCTTTTTGCCATATTTTCTCCCTGTTGGTTTTTTAGCTTCAGGATTGTTATGCTTATGCACCCAACCATCATCTAGAAATTTATTTGGATTTTCTGTTAATACAGTAACTCCATTTTTAATTAAATATGTTTTATTACTCATATTATGGTGTTCCTTGTGTAAATTTATAGAAGCACCTTATAGTCATAATCACACCACCATAAGGAAATATACTTCCCTCATCTGTTTCTACACTAACTAATTGGGTGTCCAATGCGTTAGCTGATCTAGTTCTGTCACTATCCAAAGCTGTCTCAACTGTTGTTACTAATTCATTTCTTTTAGTATCTATATTACTTGTCGTTGTACTTGCTGTTGTAACAAAACCAAATATCCTAAAATCAATTGTGCCTGTTCTTGTTATGCCACTATTTTTAATACTGACATCTTCTCTAGTCTCATCAGCAGTCTGTATATAGACAGCAGGAAACTGTTGTTGACTTAATTGATCTAGTTCGAAAGGCTCTCTTGTTACCTTGCCGAAAGTTATCGGACTGCTAACCGCAGATAAGGTTGTAACAATGTGAGCCGCTATATCTTCTCGTTCACTCATATTCTAAGTTCTCGCTCAAAAGTTTTTATAAATTCTTTTACTGCTCTATCTTCTTCTATTCTATTCACGCTAAAAAATGGTCTATCAACATCATTAAAAAATGCTTTAATGTTTTGCGTTCTATTAGGAAAAAATACTTGTCCTTTAGTTGACGAGAGTTTCTTAAAAGTCATATTACCTAACATCTGACCACTAAAAAATAAATTAGGTGTTAAACTTGATCCTCTTTTTGCTCTTACTTTTCTGTAACTTTTAGAATATGGTTTAAATGCTCCGCCTTTAACATTTCTACCTTGTCTAGTTCTATCTTTAATAGCGTTTTGTATAAAAGTAGAAGCAACTGCAATACCTTTAGATGAAGCTCTTGGTATCTTTCTCTTAACTGTATTTAATGCTCCTTGTACTGCTGTAACATCTATTTGTAAATTTACTGTTACCACTATCTAACCAATCTTAATGAATGTACTGCAACTTTTTCAGCATCAGATATTGTGCTATCATCGTTAGCATCATACTCAACACCATCTCTTAATATATCTGCAAATTCATCTTCGTATGCAGTTCTATAATAACTACCCATTTGTTGAAAGCGATCTTCATCACCATCAGAATTAAACTTAGTTAATGCAGGGCAAATATAATATCCTAATGTTCTATAAACTGTTGCTCTAGTCCATTGTGAATCAGTTAGTAAAGTTAGGTCAATCTCTATGCCACCTGCATAGCTTCTGTTTCTAGATTGATTACTGTGATAAACTGACCACCATTTATTTCTAATATCTCTTTGTACATCTGCTATTGCTTGAGTAACATATGTATCCTGCTCACCTGTCGATAAACCCATATCACCTATGTCAGGCTGATATACTATTAAATCTGATCTTGTTGCAAATGCCATAATAAAATTCCTGTTAAAAAGTTAGAGGGGAGAGGAAAGGAACTCTCCCCCCTATATTGATCAATCCAATAAGGATTAAAGTATGCTAGAGTCAGCTAATACTTCACAACCATAACTGTCGTGCAATTCTCCGACCCCGTAGACGGCTGTGGCCACAATTTCTGTCCCGCGAATTGAAGCATCTCTTTGAGTTTCAATTTTAAGGTCTTGAAGCATTGCAATACCGATAGCGTCTTTGTGGAATAGTCCACCTTTAAAGTCACCACCAGTTCCAGTGTTAGCCATATTAGAAGTTTCATAAACACTTACTCCTGCAAGTTGTCCTATATAACCTGATCTTAATGCTTCGTTAGCAAGATCAGTTGGGTTAGGGTTTGCAAATGTATTTGTCATATTAGCTTTTAAGTCATAAGCTACTGCTGGGTGTAGTACCAAAGACATATCGTTGCTTGGTACTGCCGCTTGTTTTAGTTTTGATACAGCTTCAAAAACTTTTGCTACTGTTAATGCCGCATCAGCCGCACCGACAGCAGTTGAAAAGCCATCAAATAAAGCAGTTAGATCAGTGTCAATTTTTTTAGCGATAGCTTCACCAAATAATTTTCCTAGATCTCTTACAACATCTGATTCAGAAGCATTGATTGCCATATCTGTAACAGTTGTCATAATTCCAACTTCAGACACAGTTAAGTCTGCTTTAGAAGTTGATACCGCAGTGTTACTTAGGTCAGTTGCTTCTGCAACAGCCGCCGCACTCACAGTTGGGTAAATTGGCACTTGTAGTACCTTGCCTGAATTTCTAGGCATCGTGTAGTTTCTTACAAGACCTCGCATAATAGATGATTCAGATGCTACAAATAGAGCCTCTGCAACCATAGGCGAGATCAAATCGTCTAATGTAGACAATGTTGATTCGTTAGCCATAATATTTCTCCTTTATGGTTTATTAGTTGTTAATAATTTTTTAGTAATTTTTCCTTACGATATTCAGCATATCTTGCTTTATCTTCAGGGTTATTCATATTTAGTTCCGCCAAGTTCAAAGGTTTGGGCGTATCACCACCAACACTCGATCTAGATCCAGCACCGCTAGGCGTTGCAACTTTAAAATGAGGGTTGTCATCTAAAAACTGTCCAACATATTCTTTTATACTAAGTGGCTCACCTTTATCGTTATACATCGGTGCATTATTATCACCAATAATTTCTGGTTTACCATCGTCTCCTAATTGGACTTTGTTTTTAAGTAAATTAACGACTTGCTCTGGTTTAATAGCTTGTTGTTCACTTGCTACTTTAATCAATGCGTCATCAATTCTTACTTTTTGTAACTCGGCTTGGTATTGTGAAATTACAGCGTCTTTTTTAGATACTGTTTCTTTCAATACTTTATCAAATTCACCTCGTTGTTTTTGCATATCTAACTCTTTTGCTTCTTTTTCTTGTAAGAGTTGTCGTGCTTCATCAGGGTCAATGCCATTAAATCTTTTTTCTATTTTAGCTCTTTCCCTTGCAAGTCTCTTTTCAATAATCTTATCCAATTCGCTTTGTGCGATCATTGGCTCTTGATTTTCAACTTCCTGTTTTGTTTCTAGAGATTCAGTATTCTCGATCTCCGTTTTTTGCTCGTCAGCCATAGTAGTATTCTCCTATATTATAAGATTGCCATTGTTATCATACCAACTGGGATCAGTTGGTTGTAAATGGTGGCGGCAATTATGACCACCTCTACTTGTAAATGGATCGGTGGTTGATTTACCTTTCCATATTTCAGAACTCCACTTATCTCTAAGTTCATCTTCTGAAAATATTTTACCTCTATTGGCTATACAAAATGGTCTACTATCACCAATTATATCTCCATAATATAGGTAGTTTGTTAGTCCAGCTTCCGTTGCTTTCGCTTTGGTAAACTGACCATCAAATTCCATTAAACTATCGTGTGCTAATTGCTTTGCGTATCTTCTCATATTAT